CCACCAGCGTACAAAGAAAAACAACAACAGCAGCAATATAAGCCTCCTTCCCTGTTGCCTTATACAGACAAGCCTAGGGAGCTCCCCCACGAAGATATATATATTTCTTACTTCAAACTACAAGACAATTACCGCGAAAACGGGAACCCGCTCAACCTGCCAAACCCATACCGGGCAAAATTTATAGAAAGAGTTGAAGAGTCTTCCGCCGAAAGTGGTATGAGTAAGACAGACATTAAAAACGGATTGTACAAGCTATACTTGGCAACAAAAGAGAAGGCTAGTGATATATAAAATAATGGGCAACCCCATACCATTACAAAGACCAAGAACATCATTTGTCAGACGAATAGTCTATGACCCCCAACGAAAAGACAAAGAAGACACAATCACACAAATCAAACTTCAACACAAAAAGAAACCAACTTACGACGGACCTCTTTATCTCGACATAACATTCTATATGCAACCACCAGCATCAATGTCTTACAAAAAAAAATGCTTTCTATACAAAATGCCTCACTTCAAAAAACCAGACCTCTCAAACCTAATTAAATGGGTCGAAGACTGCATGGAACAAGCAGGCATTCTCGCCAACGATTCCAGAATATTTTCAATAAACGCAAAAAAGATATATGATGAATACCCAAGGACAGAGTTCACCCTAACAAGGGAAGGACATGAAAAAGAAAAATAATTCCGCCAAGTCTACTACAAGAAAAAAAAAGCCTCCAAAAAGCAGATATAGAGAGACTAAAGCCTACCAAGAACTCCATATTCTTCGAAAAGTACCAACCAAAAAAGAATATATTGAACTCGTCGCCAGAGACCTCATAGAATGGTCCACCAACAACGACGAAGCCCGAACAATAAACAAATTCTACCGACTGCGTGGAATACCTCTCGTTACCGTAGACGCATGGAAAAAACGAAACTCTTTCTTTGCAGGGGCCGTTCAATACGCCAAAATGGCCATAGGATCAAGAAGAGAAGACGAGGGACTTATCCGAAATATGGATCCCGGATTCGTTTTTAAATCAATGTCAATCTATGACAAAGACTATAGAGACCTCAAAGAGTGGGAATCTAAACTTAAGGAAAAAGAAGCAAGTGCCGGACAGCCACTTACAACCTACATAAATAAGATGGAGACAGCACAGCTAAAAGAAAGGGCAAAAAAATTAAAACAGAAAGACTAGGCGAACTAAAGAAACTATCAGAAGAGAAACTAGACTCAGCGACAGAGCTTCTTAGCAGGGAAAATGAAGCCTGGAAAAAGCACATCGCATACCAAGAAGAGAGGATCAACGACCAACAAGGAAAACGCAGATTCTATGCGGGACCGAGAACAGAGCTGCCCTTTAAAGAGGGTTCAGAATTTAGACGCAGTAGAAGAGAGATGCAATCTTGTCGGCGCGTCGCTTAGAACGCTAGCGATGGACTTTTTTACCGAGCACCCACCAGAGGAGCCAGAATGACTCACTGGGGTATACATACCTACACGAATTGTACTGGTGGCGTAAGAGGAGATCAACCAACAGAGATTAGCCGAATAGATTTTGATAACGCATTCAAAGCACTCTTGAGTGAACTCAGGCCTCCCAAAGGCGAAGTGTTTGGAGCAAATAAAATCAAGGAAGAGTTTGTTGTTCTCGTTCCAGTCCCCATGCTGAAAGATATTGAGTTTGTTTTAGGCTTTGTTACAAGAGACAATCTTCACAAAAGCATAACCCCAACCAGGAATCAATACGGCAGAATCGGGTCTTTTAGGATTGTTCCCTACCTAGATGGAAGCTACCACCGCGATCACTCAAACATTGCATCAGCGAATGGTGAGAGAGTTTATACTGTACGTTGCGTGGCTGTTGACAAGAAAGGCCAAGAGCTCGAAGAGTTTCTAGAGGACGGGAAGTTCAAAGAAGGCGTTGTAGTCGAGCTGCTGGCCACCAAGACGAAAGAGGAGCCAGATAAGGAGGAATAAATGCTCAGTGATGGTGCGAAACGTTATCTGTTTGGTGAATATCTTTTACCACTTCAAACCATCTACGACGCACAGTTTTTCCAGCGGAAGTACTTCCGCAAGGATTTAGAATTTAGATCTCATCTTAGGTATATAGCGCGCGACCTCGTTGGTTTTGGGGACGTTATGCTGAACTCTCGCCCCCTTCTTCAGCTTGAGAAGGATCTCTTGGAGGTAAAAGAGTTTCTTCAAGAGCAAGACAGATATCAATTACGTTGTTTTAAGACTTTCAGGCACTATTTATGGACCTGTGAGCATGTACGCGCATTTCATGAACTAAACAAGTTCTCTTCACGTCAAGATAAACGCATCGAATATATCCGTGACCTCAAGGCAAGAGTCATGGAAGCCTCCACCTTTTTAGGTAAATTTGTACTTCCCCAACAACAAAATGGCACCCAAGAACAACTCCGAGAAGCACTCGACCAGATGGTCTATTTTTGGTAATATTGTTAAAGATCGATAGCTAAATAATATATTGGTGAAGGAGGAGTTGCATGGGAAATAGAATGGTTGTTAGGCAATGCCATGTTGTTGTTCGGCCTGGCGGAAAGAAGAGCCTTAATGAAAGAGGGGTTATCACCGCTGGCGGCTGGTGTTGTGTTCACGTAGACGGAAGCAAGTCGTATTGGGTAAAAGCCAGTGAAGAAAAATCTGAGTGTAAGTGACTAAGATAATCTGAATAAGTTGAATAGGAGATGGTATGGAGCTGGTGGATAGGTTGGTTTTGGTGGGGTTGGTTTTGGTTTCCTGGTACTTATTGTATAGGGATTACTTGTCAAAGCAGGCGTTACGTCATGCGGTTAGCAATTTGGTGAACATACAAGAGGTCTTGATTACGAAGTTGGATGCTTTGGGGGCTGCTGTTCATGATTTGCCGTATGGTTTTAAGCAGTCTTGTGACAAGTTTCGCAAGGAGTTGAGCCGTGAGGTACTGCGTAGCTTAACGGTTAAAGATGGCAAGTTGAGGAAGGATGTTGTTGAGCAGATAGTCAAGAAGATTGAAGAGGGGAAAAGTGAAAATAAAAGAAATAACAGAAGAAAAGATAACGTTTGATAATGGTACAACCATAACCTATGGACATGAGCGTGACTGTTGCGAATACAACTATGCAGACTTTAAGCAAGTTAGAAATGAAGACATATTTGACGACCTGTTTGATCATGACTTTCCAGAGAAGCTACAGGTCCAACCAGTAAAGAACTTTGGCTTTCGGTTTGGAAGCCCACTCTTGTGGATACCTGTGCCGTGTTATAGCGAACAGAATGGTTGCTACAGCACACATCTTTCTATTATTACTAAATTTCCAGATTGTCAGTATGTTCTTCATCTTGAAGAAGAGGTTCAGGAGGTGCTTTTTGACTAGAGGTTTCGCCGGTATAGGGCTCGATAATCCTAAATGCAAGATGAACGTTGGTAGTGCTATTCGTGCTTGCGGGGTATATAATGCTCAGTTTCTTGCAGTAAGCGGCTCACGATACAAGCATGCTCCTACCGATACTATGAAGGCATCAAGACATCTTCCTGTGTTTCAGGTACAAGACTTACGCGAGATGGTTCCAGAGAATTGCATTCCAGTTGCTGTGGATATTGTTCCAAAGGCTAGGTCTTTGTTTACGTACACGCATCCCAAGCGGGCGTTTTACATCTTTGGTGCTGAAGACGCAACGTTGGACGAGCGGACGTTGGATTGGTGTAGAGAGGTTATTTATATTCCGACAAACAGGTGCATGAATTTAGCGGCTACAGTGAATGTGGTTCTATACGACAGAATGTGTAAGCAAGTAATCAAGAATTTGTAGGCAGAAGAAAATGAGTGAGGATTTTATCAGTAAGCGTGGGTTTATAGAGATTGATGGCGTAAGGGTATATGCCCCCAAAGATCATTTTCCTGTATGGGGTAAATACAAAGACGAGGATGGCAATACTGTGATGGTATTAAGTTTTTTTTTCAAGAAGATTATAAGTCTGAGTTTATCTATCATCCAAAGGCAACTGATAAAGAAAAAGAGTCCCTCCCTCCGATCAGGTGGATTGAGGGTCCTCCTATAATTTGCGAAGGCGCACTGAAGAGCTTGAGGGAGCCGTATCGCGAGGAGAAGTCCAAGCTGAGCAACGTCGATAGGTTGATGAAATATAAGAAGGGGTAAACTATGGAACAGATAATAGGAATTGTCTCTGACAAGCTTGACGATTAGCAGCATAGGAAAGCGAGTCTGTCCAGGATATGATTAAACAACAGAAAGGGTAGGTAATGAAAAAATCTAGTTTAGGACTTAAGGGTCTTTTATTGTGTGTGGGGGCTGTAATAGGCTCCCTTTTTGCTCCTATATCAAAGAAAAGATCTGAAGACCCGGCAGCTGTACGTGCTCGAATAGAGAAGAACATTGGTCTCATAGAGCGGTACATTGATCTAAAGCATGGGGAGGGGTTTTTTAAAAATAAGATCATGGAGTATGAGAATCGAACAGATATGATTCACATGTTAAAAACAAGAGAAGGTTCTGAGGAATATAAAGAGTATGTAAAGACACTATGAATAATAGAACAGCGGGAGCAAGCGCTTGCTCCCGCTGTGTGGTCCCCAAAGGGATTTCAAGTAAACTCCTTTTAGGATAGCATGCGTGTCAACAGGAGAAGAATGGTGCAAGAAGCAATTGACCTTAACAAGTTTCACCCAAGAGATTATCAGTTTTGTCTTTATGACGCTCTCGAAGTACAAAAATACAGACGTATCATGGCAATCTGGCCTCGTCGTTGTTTGTCTGGGTTCTCTCAGATACTTATGGCAGATGGTTCAGAGAGGGCGCTCAGAGATTTAAAGCCTGGAGACAAGATTATTTCTTGGAATCATGTTCGTTTTGAAGAGGATACGGTTAAAGATATTTGGAAGACTGGTATGAAGCCGACTTTAAAGGTTCAGGCGAAGAATGCGCCTTCTCTTACAGTCTCGTATGACCATAGGTTTGCTACGTTGCCGCGTATAACAAGGAGTTTTCGATGGGTTAGAGCAGAAGATCTTGATCGTTTTAACTATGTATTGCTGCATCCTTACGTATGCTCTAAGCTCGGTCGCAAGAAAACATATTGTGGTTGTAGGAGGTCTCCTGTTGTAGTGAGGCCTGGAGACGAGGAGTTGTTGTATGATATTGAAACAAAAGACAATCACAACTTTGTTGCCAACGGTTATGTGGTTCATAATTCCGGCAAGGATCTTACTGCATGGAATTTGTGTATAAGGCAGCTTGTAGATTCGGTTAAGACTATTTACTATGTCTTCCCGACATTTGCTTCTGGTAGAAGGATTTTATGGGACGCGATTACCAACGATGGTTTTCGGATTCTAGATTATCTACCTCATGAGCTTGTGGACTCCCGTAATGAGCAGCTAATGCGGATAAAGCTTACGAATGGGTCAGTATTTCAGGTTATAGGTTCTGATTCATATGATAGAACGCTTGTTGGTACTAATCCTCACGGTGTTGTTTTCTCTGAGTTTGCACTTTCTGATCCGAATGCTTATTCGTTTGTAAGGCCAATTCTTTCTGCGAACGGTGGATGGGTGATGATAATAAGTACGCCACGCGGCAAGTCATTTCTATATGATTTATATCAGACGGCTCGTCTTAACCCAAAAGATTGGTTTGCTTCAAAGTTAACTATTGAAGACACAAAGCACATCACTGTTGATTCTATTGATCGTGAGATTGAGCTTGGAGAAATGTCTGAAGATCTTGCTCAACAGGAGTATTATACTAGTTTTGATTTAGGTATAGAGGGGGGTTATTATACGAAATATATGGACAAGCTTCATTTGAAAGAGCAGATATCCTCTGTTCCGTGGCAGTCGCAGTATTCTGTTCATACCGCATGGGATCTTGGTGTACGCGATTCGAATGCGATAGTCTTCTTCCAGAAAGTTGGTCAGGCTATTCATATAATTGATTATTATGAGAATACAGACGAAGGGATGGAGCATTATGTCGATCTTCTACGTAGTAAACCTTATATTTATGGTACTCATATTGCTCCACACGATATACGTGTTCGTGAGCTATCGGATGCTTGCAGGCGTTGGCAAAAGGCTTTTCAACTTGGTATTACGTTCGAAATTGCCGATAGCATATCGTTTATGGATGGAGTCGAGGCCGTAAGGACGACGCTTCCTCGTTGTTGGTTTGATAAGAGAAATTGTAAGAGAATAATTGCATGTCTTGAGAACTATCGCAAAGAGTACGATCCAAAGAGAAAAGTCTATTCAGAAAAGCCAGCAAAGTCACAATGGAATCATGGATCTGATGCATTTCGCTATTTAGCAGTTTATCTACCGAAGCTATTCGATTCTATGACCGTAGAGCAGCTCAATAAGATCAAGCATGAAGCGAAGTATGGAAATGTTAAAACGAGTAATGTTTTTAGATAAAGGTAAGCATGAAAAACAATATGGAGAAGTCGATCAGCTACAAATGTGAAAAAGAGCATCACGCTTTCATGCGGCTACTGGTTGGGTTTGATGAAGCGTTTAGACTGCTGAGTCTAGATTTGTTTCACAGTAGGGAGGAGTATAGGAATTTTTATAGGCTCATGGAGGGCCTAGTCAAAAACAGAGAAAGGCAGTATAAGGATATCATTGGTATATATGCCTCTCCCTATCTCTTTGGCAAATGCATGAGTGTTTACTGGGAGGACTACGTTTTTCCGCTTAATACATCCCCATCAGACTTAAGGAGAATTAAATCTGAGGAACAAAATACAAGGCGAATTTTGCTTTCTTTGGTTAATGATATTTATGATCTATGCAAGAAGTGTTTTCCTGATGCTTTAAAGGCAATAAAAGTGATGCATGAAGGTGACATTGCGGGCATAAAGGAAGTCTTTAAAAGATGGCCAATGCATAAATGCGGCACGATAAAAAAGCGTCGCGAGTCAATGCGCACTCAGTGTGGCATGATCCATTCAGCTTTTAACGATATTATCAGGCTGATTTTTCTTGCTCCTGAAGGAGAAGACTATATAGAGGCCGAGCGGTACCATCTTATGTATCCGGAAACTTGTGGGAGATACGAGATAGACGATCAGATAGAGGAGCATCTTCGTTACAGAACAGATAGGGAGCAAGAGGGCGCAACTTATAAAGATCAAATACGCAGAGAAGAGCAGATAAAAAAAAGACGTCCATTTAATTTAAAGAGGTTGAGCAATAATATCAAACATGAAGCGAAGCAAGGGAATGTTAACGAGTAATATTTTTAGATAGAATAACGTGGAATCTAATGCCTAGAAAATACAGCGAGATCATAGATCATATAAATGCTCTTCGTGATGCTGGCTATTGTAGCAACAATATTGAGATGAAGTTAGTAGTCGAAGAGTCAATGAAAGCCCTTTTTCTCAAGGAAGAATTTGATGGTGAAATGCTCCCAAAAGCTATCGAAATTTAAATAAGCTAGACCGTTATTCCAGTCGTGATGTATCCTAAGAGTGAGTAGTTTAATTCTTTTACTAAGGAGTGCCGATGGGAAGCATTTGTTTCAAGAAGAAAGACGTTCAGTTGACGGATATGATTAATTCGACAATGGAATTACTGAGGGATTTGCATATTGTCCACGAAAAGACTGCCTTTGAGGAAATGCTTGAGTCTAAGGTTCCAGGTACAAATATTACTCTTGCGCAGCTGGTCAATAATCTCTTTAAAGCTATCAAGCCTGTTATTGATCTTGCTCGTGAAATGTTTCCGGCTCTATTTAAGGTACTGGATTGGGCTGAAGAAATAGTTAGAAAACTCCTTAAACATTAGGTTTGGTTAAGCTCCTTTCCTCTATGTTTCATATGATGTGTCCCAGAGGGTTATTCCCTCTGGGTTTTGTGTGCATAGAGTTCGCTCACAATTTTATGGGAATTTTTCCCACTTTTCCCACTTTGTTGACTTCTATTTTTTTATTACCTTTCTTTCTTACCCCTTTGGTATGCTATCTGCGATAACTTCTAAAATTCGGATGTTCCCAAAAAAGGGAGAACTTTATGACGCTTTTTCCGGGAGATAGTGTTCTTGGATATGATGATCGAGATCTATCTATCCATAAAATAATGAATACGGCCTATAACGACTCGCTTTCTATTAATCAGGTTATGTGGGCGGAGTCTGACCTTGACGCACGTTTTGAAGCAGGTGACCAGTCAGTTTTTACGGAGCTCTACAACTTTGACAATCTTAATTCTAACTTTACTTTCAACCATCTTCGAAGCGTAAAAAATATGATTTCTGGCCATCAACGCCAGAACAGAAAATCAACCATTGTTGTTCCAGTGGAGAACGCTGATCAGAAAACAGCGGATCAGTTTACAAAGATTTTTTCGTGGTGTGATAGGCAGGAGGGCATTCTTCATACACTTTCGGATGCTTATGACGGTGCTCTTGTCACTGGTTTAAACCTATTGCATGTATGGATGGATTATCGAAATGACCCTGAGTCAGGTGACATTAGAGTAGATAACTGTTCTTACAACTCATTCCTTATAGATCCATTTTTCAGGAAAAAAGATTTATCAGACTGCAACTTTGTGTGGAAAAGAAGTTATCTTGCGCCGCAAATAGTTGCGTCTCTTATGCCGAAAAAGAAAAAAGAGATTGCTACGCTTGCTGGGTCAGACGGAAGAGATGAGAAATTTTACTTTATGCCGGAGAATTACTACCTGCATAAAAGCAGATTGCTTGCTTATGATGAGTTCTATTACAGAGCTTTTAGGAAAAAGAAACTGCTCGTTGATACACAGAGCAAAGAAGTTCAAGAGTGGACAGGTAATGATGAGCAGTTGAAGCAGTTCTTGGCTTTTGCTCCGCAGGTTATTGTTAAAGAGGCTGAGGTTCCTACTGTTAAGCTGGCTATCCTTGCAAATGGAAAAGTGCTTTATGATGGGAAGAACCCTTCCGGTATTGATATGTATCCGTTTATTCCTATACTTGCCTACTTTAACCCGCAACTTCCTGAGTTTTCAAAGCGTATTCAGGGTGTAATTCGTGGTTTAAGGGATGCGCAGTTCTTGTATAACCGAATGAACGTTAACAATCTTGATATTTTGGAGTCCAAGGCTAATACCGGTTACTTTGTGAAAGAGGGTACGCTTGTAGATCCAACAGATGCTCACAAGGTTGGAAATGGTGCGACAATTACGTTGAAAAAGTCTGCTGAAATGACCGATATTCAGCCTATACCAACGCAGCCGATTCCTCCGTCGTTCTTTCAGTTGGCATCAAATCTTTCTCAAGAAATTATGCGTATTTCGGGGGTTAACGAAGAGCTTCTGGGTGCTGCAAACGACGATAAAGCTGGAATTCTTTCGATGTTGCGTCAGGGTTCCGCGCTTACTACGCTCCAGGGTTTATTTGATCAGCTTGACCAGTCGCAGAAATTGCTTGGCAAGGTGATGTTGCAGATGATTCAAAATAATTTTGTACCTGCAAAGGTTAGAAGGATTATTGAAGATGAGCCTACACAACAATTTTATAACAAATCGTTTGGTCGCTATGACGCTGCCGTGGAGGAAGGTCTCAACACGACGACACAAAGGCAAATGCAGTTCGCGCAGCTTCTCCATCTCAAAGAGGCAGGGGTTCCTGTTCCGGATGATGTCATCATTAAAGCAGCTACTGTCCAAAATAAAGATGAGCTTCTCCAGTCAATCGCTCAGTCGAATGAACAAGCACAGCAAGCGCAACAAGCGCAGTTAGAAGTGCAGCTACAAGAAACTCAGGCTCGAATTAAAGCTCTCGAGGCAAAAGCTCTTAGCGATACAGGCTGGGGTTACGAGCGCTTCTCTCGTATTCCTGAGAACCGTCAGCAGGCAATTGAGAATAGTACTCAGGCTCAAGCTAATGTTGCAAAAGCTCTTCTCGATGTTGCTAAGACGTTACAGGAGATGGACCAAACTGAGATATCGCAAATTCAAGAAATGCTTCAGTTGAAAATGGTAATGAATCAAGTGACAAAGCCAGATACGCCTCTTAATCAATCCGCTAACCAAGGAGCTCTTAATGCCAAAGTCAAAGTATAAGAAACCATATAAAAAAGACGATATGTACAAAGACGACTACAAGAAAAAAAGAAAAAAGAAGAAATAGGTTCCTCTTCCCGGGCGTCTTTTTGCTCCTCATTTGGGCGCCCGGAGTGTCTGAAAGGAAATATGGAAGAGAAGACATTTGGACAGAAATTTATAGATGCCAGAGGGAAGCTCTCAGAGTCATTTGATGTGAGAGAAATTAACCGGGCATTTAGAGAAGACTTTTTTAGGAAGCTTGATAATGCATTTGCTATCGGCGGCGCACAGTTTTGCGATAGTTTTTTTATCAGCGTTCTTTTAAAAGAAGAGCAGGTCTTTGACGACATGCCTCATTTTTACTTTGTTCCGCGACAAAGTGCTCCGTATCCAAACCCAAACACGCTTTTATTTCATTATGATCATAAGCGAGACAAGCTAGATTTATGGTGGATGCTGCCAAGGCAAGAAACCTGTCAGGCTTTAATGCAAGACCTAAGGGCGCAGGATCCATCAAACACGGAGGAGTATAAGGCCTATCTTAATGCAAAAGCTTTCTTTGAAGGAAGATTGGATAAAAAAGTAACCGACTACAATAACGCTATTACCAAATCAAATCTAAGGCCTGGATTCAATCCAAAAGATTATGATGATGGTTCACTCGTTATTCAAGCATAAGGAAGACTATGGAAGAGCAAACAAGGGACGAGCAACTTTTAGATGTTCTCAACCCTGATCAAGAAGTTTCATTGGAGGAGGGCCAAGAAGATCTCGGACCAGCAGTTGAAACTCAAGAGCAAGTTGATGAACCTCAAGAGCCAGAACCGCAGCAAAGATCGAAGCCGGAAACTCCAGAAGAAGAAATGCAAGAGGTACGTTTTAGGACTCTTCGCGAGAACAGCAAGCGCTACGAAACTGAAAACAAGATCTTAAAAGACAGGTTGGATGCTCTTGAAAGAGCGCAAAGGCAGGCAACTCCACAGGCGCCTGTTAAACCTGAGGACCAGCTTACAGAGGCCGCATTGGCTCCTGATGATTTTGTTGAAGGGAAGCATCTATCAAAGTATGAGCAAAAAATTAAAGCGATGGACCAAAAGCTTGCTGAGTATGAGCGGCAATCACACATGAATACGGTTGATGCTCAGATTAAGTCTAAGTATCCTGATTTTGATCATGTGGTTACCAAGGAGAACATGCAGGTGCTTTATAATGCTTATCCTGAGATTGCTAGCACAATTGCTACTTCGAATGATCTGTATTCGCAGGCTGCTTCTGCCTACCAGTTGATCAAAAAACTTGGTATCCTTCCAGATGATATGGTTATCAAAAGAGCAAAGCGAGTTATTCAGAACTCTGATAAGCCTATCCCTACTGGAAGTGTGCATTCGAAGGCAACTGCTGATTCGCCGTTAGCCTCAGCGAATTCATTTGCAGAAGACATGACAGAAGAAGAAAAAGCTAGTGTTTGGGCTCAGCTACAAGCAAATGCCCGTCAAGGTAGATAGTATTCATTACTCTCCTTTTTTCTCCCGGCTACCCTTATAGCCGGGAGTTTTTTATAGTTCTTTTGATCAAGGTGTAAAAGATAGTATAGTGACCGTGTGAGAATTGGGGTCACATCCCGTGCGAGAACTGGGGTCGCATCCCACGGTGTGAATTGGGGTCACCACCCGCGAGCGAGAACTGGGGTCGCCACCCATGCGTATATCGGGCCTTCGCAAGCCTACAGATCTTTTGGGGTCTGTCTAAGTTAAGTGTTGTTTGTGCGTAAAAGCGCACAGTTTAACTTTGGGATACATAATGGCTACAACTACACAAGATACCCTATCACCTCAGGTACAAAAATGGTTTAACAAGTCTATACTTGCTACACCTGAAGCTTCCTATATTCACAATAAGGTTGCTGATAAATACAAGTTGCCGAGGATGATGGGTGGTACCATGCTTATGACACGGTACACAAAGCTTCCTTCTGGAAGTCGCCTTGATGGCTCTGGGGTTGATCCGGCTGCAACGAACCTGGAAGCAGTAAATATTGAAGTAACACCAACTTTCCATGGCCTCTATTTGCGTCTTGAGGAAACTGTTGTTCTGCAAAGAAACGATAGAGTTCTCAGTAATGCAGCAGAGCGTCTTGGTCAGTCAATGCGTCAAACAGAAGACGAGCTGACTCGCGATGTTCTAGCATCAACAGCTTCGATTCTTAACTGCACAGGTGGTACAAACGGTAGAATTGTTGCCGTTTTAAAATCTCTTTTAATTGACTTGGAACTCTTACCGGGTAATGCCGGAGACAACAAGGCGCAAGCAAGCATCAGCTGTGCAGCGTGAGAGACTAAACAAAGAGACGCTCCTTATGGAGCGAAGCGATAGTCCGACCCGTATGGAAACATGCGGAGGGAGGAATAACAAGACTCCCCGCTTAAGTGGTTTGAATACCTTTGAGGTTTAATTTATGAACTCTAGAAACGATTTTTTCCTTTTCCTGGATGATAGAGGCACTGGCCGTCTTGAAGGCTTCAGACCGTCTATTTCCACCATTTGGAAGAGATATTTCGTAGAATTTGATAAGTTCCTCACAAACTGGTTTTTTATGTTTGAGAAACGGATAAATATCTTTAAGAATCTTAGAAAGAGCTCTACCAGAAAGCCTCCAAGTCAATTGGTTTTTTCGGTCATACTTTCTTCTGTCAATGAAGTGCAGTTGGCCACCGAATCTTTGAGAAAGCCATTTGAAAACAGGAGCTTTAGTGTTGTTGCATTGAAGAATGATCTTATAAATAAAATTGGGTCTATTTTTAGACTTCCATTTTTGAATATTAAGAGAACATTCGGCGTCAATGAAACCTGCCAAATATGCGAAATCGTTAATGGTTGGTGCGACAGTATTTCTAATAGACTCAAACTCTTTTTTATGATGCTTAGAGATAAGATTGCTTACATCTTTGAGGATCTTCATCTTGCTAATAAGAGAATTTTTCATGCGTACATCGTCAGATTTAGCAAAATCTACAGTTACCATGCATTCTTCTCTTTTTTCAACAAGATAAATAAGAATATTCTCAGTAAGTTTAACTGTATTTCGTTTCCGTATGGAATATTGGTAAAGGCTTTTTTTGTTTCCGTGAGCTTTTCTAACAAGACTCACACATCCACCAAAAAGCTTTTTAAAGTGGTCCAGGACAGGTCTATTTACAGAAGAAATGGCAATCGAGACGACAGGCTTTCTAGCAAGCCGCGTTTTGGTTTTAACGCTTCCAATGTAAAAACACCCGTCACCATCAATGTATCCAGCAATATAAGCATAATCAGTTTGTTTAATTTTCTTAGTCATGCAATAATTATGGCAGGAAAAATGCTTAAGTCAAGCAAAGTAACAGATATGGACAACCCCACAGAAATTACCCGTACTGACATCGATCGCGTTACTACTGTATTGCGTGGAAATGATGCTATTTTCTTTGAAAGAGAAGTTCACGGATCTAATCGGTTCGGATCGGCTCCGATTAGAAATGCATTCTTTGGCCTGTGCCATACCGATGTTATCGAGCGTCTCAACAACGTTGTCGGGTACAAAAACTCAGCGCAATATTCAAATCCATACACACCACTGCCGTCTGAGGAAGGCTCTGCTGGAAACATCCGTTTCCTAGTTTCTTCCCAGGGGTCAATCTCTCCTAATGCTTCTGGCATTGGCGGAGCTGATGTATATAACATTTTTGTTCTGGGTAAAAAAGCGGTTGGTCTATGTGAGCTTGATGGTTACTCCACCAAGTTTATATATCACCCACCTCGTTTGAATGGTCCACTGGAATTAAGTCACACTGCTGGTTACAAATTGTCATGGGGAGCTCGTATCTTACAAGATCTTCACGTACAAAACCTGCGTTGCACGCTATAAGAAAGGATAAGCATGGAAGACAATCCAACTTTCCAGGGTAGCTTCACCGCGGATGGAACAGCTAAATTGCTTAAATTCCCGGGTCGAGTCGACTGGATAAGAACTATAAATGAAACTACCACCACAGCTGGTGGTGCCGGAACAGGCGTAAAGTTTGAGTGGTACAGAGGCATGAGTCAAGATTATGCTTACGAGTATAAAAAATTGGCTGCTGATGAGTCCATAACATTTGCGACTATTACATCCGGTGGTTTCACCTACATTGACACAAAAACAACTCCTATGTTGGGAGCACTGAATGCAACTCTAAGTGCAATTTCGAACGCAGCGATTCCGATCGCTTCGGCAACTTCGACTGCTACTTTGGTTGCTGGTGATATTGTTCGTTTTGTAGATGTTACTGGTGGCGCACAAATGAACGGAATTGATTTCGAAATCGATACCGTTGTGGCAAACACAAGCTTCCGGCTTGTATACGCTCCACAAATTGTTGCAGCTACAACAGGTTCGTTCTACCCAGTGAACTATCCACTTCAGTTCTATCCAAAGTGGAGAACTATTTCGAAAATAACTGCTGCTAACCCAGCTGTTGTTACAACAACTGTTCGACATGGATACGCAGTTGGCCAGAAGGTTCGCCTTGATGTGCCATCTGAGTATGGAATGACACAGATGAATGGCCTATGGGCAACCATCACTGCTGTTCCAAGTGTGTCGACATTTACTACAGATATTGATGCGTCAGCGTTTACCACCTTTGCATGGCCATTGACTGCGGTTGCTGCTGCAGGCTTTACCCCAGCACAGGTAATTCCGTTTGGTATGGACTCAGCTTCTACCTATAGCGGATCAATTGCTGACTCTGTCTATAACGATGACTATATCGGCATATCTCTTGCTGCAGGGACAGACAGTCCTGCTGGAGCGCTCAACGATGTAATTCGTTGGCAGGCTGGTAGAGTAACCACGTTAAACGACGAGTAGTAGATAATTGAGGGCCCCTCGTGGGCCCTTTCAGAAAGGAAGACATGTCAAAAGCAAAACAAACAAATATCCCTAAGGAAGCTCCCAAGAAGGCTAAGCCTGTAGTAAAAGCAGATCCTAATCCAGAGCCTAAAAAGGAAAAAGCTCAAGAGCCTGCAGAAGCTCCTAAGTTAATGCTCTCTAAGAGAGAATTGCAGATAATCAACGCTCTTCGCGATGGAGATGTTGAGGCAAGTGCGTTTGAGAGAGAGCAGACTCTTAAAGAAATTCAAGAAAAGCAAAGAAAAGCTAAGGAGTTAGCAAAGCAGCGCGAATGGGACAATGTGATAGTTGAAGGTGTGTTCACCAACCATGAAAACAGAGGTGCTGCTGCAGAGTTTACATTCTACAAATACGAAGGTGATCCGGTTCGTAAGTACAAGTTGAAAGATGGCCATAAATATAGAATTCCTCGAATGGTGGCAATCCACCTTAACGAAGGATGTAAGTATCGCGTACATGCGCATGCGACAGATAAAGAAGGCAATCCAGTAGAAAATATTGGTGAGCCAGTAGAAAGATATAGCTTTTATAGCACCCAGTTTGTCGACGTGTCTGACCCAAAAGCAGCAAGTTTATTCCCTAGCAAGGGTCTTACAACCGTAAGTTACGGCTAAAAAAGAAAAGGAGAGTAGATGGCAGATTCTACGCTTTTAGCAATACAAGAGAAGGTGAGGAAGTTAACACATAGCCCTGACCCAAACCAGCTATCAGACGCGCAAATAAATGAGTATGTTAATACATTTTTGCTTTATGATCTGCCTCAAGAATTGGCACTAAATACACTCAAGACTAATTTCCAGTTTTATACTAAAGAAAATCAGGATACGTACGAGAACTCTACGACGATTGGTGATCCGTTTTATCAGTTTAAGGATAAGTATACTGCAATATATGGTCCTATTTTTGTAGATGGGTACCAGATTAGACTTTCACAATCACAGCAAGAGTTTTATCGTCTTTATCCTCAAACAAGTGAAAATATACAAGTTGGTACTGGAGATGGGCTAACGACTGCTTTTTCAGGAACTCTTTCAAAGGCTCCCGTATTGCAAAATACAGTTGCTTTTAGTGCTATTGATGTGACAGGTGCAACAAGCACTATCTACGATGATGGTACTGCTGTAATGTCGACGAATGATGGTACTGGAACAATAAATTTTGACACAGGCGCGTATACACTTCTGTTTAATAATGCTCCTGCAAGTGGTGAGGTGTTAAACGTTTCGTACTATTCGTATCAGCCTTCAAGGCCAAACGCTATCCTTTATTTTGATAACAAATTTGTTTTACGCCCTGTTCCGGATAAGACATATGTCGTAAAGCTTCAAGTTTCTGTGCGCCCAACAGAGCTTTTGAGTACAGGACAATCTCCTGAACTCGAGCAATGGTGGCAGATGATCGCATTTGGAGCGGCGATTAAGGTCTACCAGGACCGAATGGATCCAGAGGGAGTTGAGCTGCTGATGCCTGAGTTTAAAAAGCAAGAAACGCTTGTACTTCGTAGAACGCTCAAGAATATGATGAAAGAGCGATCTTCTACTATATATACAAGTGGATTTCCGGGTGTTAGCGGATATAGATATTATCAATCATAAGGAGAGTAAATGGCTATTACGTATTACCCGGCTGTTCCTGCTGCAACTGAAGATCAGGATCAAACACAGCCGCAGATTCTTGCAAACTTTACCGGTATAAATAACTGGACCGCGGTAAATCACTATAACTTTGCAGATGCGAATTCTGGCAAGCATAAATT